TATGCGTGATGACCAACGATTCGCGGCTGGCGACCAATGGCCTGATTTAATCCGTAAAGGTCGTGAAATGTCGGGACGTCCTATTCAAACGATTAACCGATTGCCTGCATTTATTGACCAGATTGTAGGCGATGCGCGGCAAAATAAGCCAAGTATCAAGGTTCACGCTGGCGAAGATGGCGACGAAGATATTGCGGCTATTTACGATGGGTTGATTCGTGCTATTCAAAACGAGTCTAATGCTGACTTTGCTTACGATACTGCTGTTGAGCATACCGCGTGTTTTGGCTTTGGTGCGTGGCGCGTTAAGACTGAGTACGAAAGCGAAGATAGTTTTAATCAGATTATTTGCATCGAGCGTATTAGCGACCCTTTGTCTGTTTACTTCGACAAGAACGCAGTATTGCCTGATTATAGCGACGCACGTCATGTAACAGTGCGCGTTAAGTTGACGAAAGATGAGTACAAGCAAAGATGGCCGAAAGATGATGAATCAAGCTATAACTTTGATGACTTCACAGGCGATTGGATTGTTGATAAAGACCAGGTAATTGTCGCTGAGTATTGGCACAAGGTTGACGAAAAGGCAACACTCTACGCTGTGCAGGACTTTGAAGGCAATACACAGGTAACACTTGAGAAGCCACAGCAAGGCTTTAATGTCGTTAATCAACGTGAGACAACCATCACTAAGATTAAGTGCTGCATGATGAGCGGTGCAGGCATCTTAGAAACAACCGACTGGGCCGGTAAATATCTACCTATTGTCGGTGTAAATGGTAAAGAGGATTTAGTGGATGGAAAACGTACATTGCGCGGCCTTGTACGGTTTGCGAAAGACCCTCAAAGAATGTACAACTATTGGCGGACAATCGACACAGAGCAAAAAGCATTAGCTCCTAAAGCTCCTGTCTTGGTAACTGCCAAACAGATTGAGGGCTATGAAGAGCAATGGCAAGAAAGCTTAACGTCTAATGCGCCTTACTTAATTGTTAATGATACCAATTCGCCAACACCTAGCCGCATTAACGCGGGAATAATGGATAAAGGCGCAACCGAGGCGGCTTTGATGTGCGTTGACGAAATGAAGTCAACGACAGGTATATTTAGTGCGTCACTTGGCGAACAAGATAACGAGAAGTCAGGTCGTGCAATTCTTGCACAACAGCGTAAAGGTGATACTGCTAACTTTGCATATATTGACAACATTGCTCGCGCTATTAAATGGACTGGCCGTATCATTATCGACCTAATCCCTAAAATCTATGACGCGGCGCGTGTCGTGTCCGTTATGGGTAGTGATGGCTCAAAGAAATTAGAGCGAATCAATCAAGTAGTGATGCAAAAAGGCGAGCCGAAAAACATCGACCTGACGACAGGTAAGTACGATTTAGTCGTGACTCAAGGAGCAAGTTATGCGACTAAGCGTATTGAGGCGTTAAATTCTATGGTCGAGATTGCCCGTGTTAATCCTGCCATTATGCAAATAGCAGGTGATTTGATTATCAAAGCGATGGATTGGGACGGTGCTGACGAGATTGCAGAACGCATGAAAAAGATGCTACCGCCACAACTGCAAGAGCAAGAAGGCGAAGATGGCGAACAGAAACAACTACCACCCGAAGTCCAAGCGATGATTGAGCAAGGCAAGAGGCAAATTGACGAAATGACTAAGCACATTCAAATGTTAGAATCCGAAAAGGACGACAAAGACGACGAGCTAAGGCTCAAGAAGTACGAAATTGACGTTAAAGCCGAGATTGAGTTTGCCAAGTTAGCGAAGGATTCAGGCGTGCCAATCGAGCAAGTTATGCAGCTTGTCAACGATGCTTTAGCTAATGCAGCGCAACAGCCTGAATTGCCCGAAGAAGGCGAGACTTATCAGCACGAACAGCAAGAAGTTTTCGACCCAATGGCTGAGCAAATGATGCAGCAAGAACAGCAACAAATGCCGATTGATATGGGTGGTGGCGGTGATATGTCGGGTGTACAATTACCTGACTTACAACAAGATGATGAGGTGATGTGATGCGTCCGTTAATTACACAGAAAATGATTGATAAAGCCAAAAAGAAGCTAAAGAAACTTCAAAAGCGGCAACGTAAGCAGGATAATCAAGGCGTTACTCAAAAGTTTAGCATTGAACCGCCAGTTATGCCAAAAATCACAGAGGAAATGATGGATGTTATACGAGAGTGTTACGGGATAACAAAAGATGAAAAAGGCAATGAGTTTATAAAGCCTTTGTAATCATTATTTGACTAAATACCCACTATAGATTATGTTTATATCACTGTTACTAGACAGTCAAAACTAGGTCGCCGTGATGGCGCGTGTAAATCCGATTCAAGGAAACCCAATCCCATGAGTGATACTACTCAGTCTGATGTCGTTGTGGATTCATCACCACAGGTCGAAGTAGTCGAGCCAATTGAAGCTGAAAAGGTAGAAACCGAAAGCGAACAGCCCGAAGTTGAAGCCAAAGAAGCCGAAAAAGAACACGACGAAAGCAGCCTACCCGAAGGCGTTAAGAAGCGCATTGATAAAGTTACTCGTCAAAAGTATGAAGCCATTGCAGAAAGCAATCGACTAAAAGCCGAAATTGAACAATTACGGGCGCAAATTGCACCAAAGCAAGAAGCCCCTGATATTAGCCAATTTGATACTTTAGATGATTACGTTGAAGCTGTCGCAGAGTACAAACTTAATCAGAAAACGCAGACGGCACAAAGCCAACAAGCACAACAAACCCAAGCGCAAGCAGTTGCTCAAGACTGGGTAGCAAAAGTGGATAAAGTGCGTAGTGTTGCACCTGATTTTGACGCAGTATTTAACAATGTTGCCAGTATTGAGTTTGCACCGATGGCACTTGAAGCCGTTGCACAACATCCAAAAGGCGCAGAAATTGCGTATATGTTGGGCAAAGATGTAGGCGAGGCTTATCGGATTGCCGCACTACCGCCAAGCCAACAACTAATGGCGATTGGTGAGATTGCAGCAAGAACAAATGTACCAAAGCCTAAAGCGGTATCCAGTGCGCCGCCGCCTGTTAAAACCGTATCAGGTGGCAATGTAACGACTGACCCCTCAAAAATGAGTACCAGTGATTACATTAAATGGCGTAATGACCAACAACGACAAAAGAAACGCTGAGAAGCGTTAAGAGAGAGTAAATCATGGCAAATGCTATTATCACCAGTTCGATTATTGCGAACGAAACCCTAAGAATTTTGCACAACGAAAGCGCGTTCTTGGGCAACATTAACACTGAATACGAAGACCAATTCGCTAAAAAAGGCATGAAGGCTGGTTCTGTTGTCAACGTCCGCCAGCCCGTTCAATATACTATCCGTGATGGTGCAACTATCAGCATTCAAGATGTGAATGAAACCACTGTCCCAATCACGATGGAAGCCGAATTTGGTATTGACTGGGCGTTTTCGGATTACGACTTAAAACTAAGTATTGACGAATTTAGCAAGCGTTATCTTGCACCTGCTGCAAAACGCCTCGCTGCTGAATTAGATTTGCGTATTGCTACCCGTTTTTATCGCGGTGTTGCAAACTTTAGCGGTACACCCGGCACGCCTATTTCAACTGCTCAAGCTGTTTTAGATGCGGCGGTTTTGCTTGATAACGCGGCTTGCCCTCGCACCGATGGTCGTATGCTTGCTCTGACACCATTATCTAACGCAAAACTTGTAGGCGGTATGAGTGGCTTGTTCAATGACCAAGCGACACAAGGTAAACAGCTTAAAAATGGCATGATGAGTACAAACTTAGGTTTAGACTTTATTATGAGCCAAAACTTGCCGACTCATACCGTGGGCGGTTTGGGTGGTACACCATTGGTAAACGGTGCTAATCAAGGTTTAATTAACTCAGGTTCTACAGACAACCCTTACGGCTCGAGCACATCTTTAGTGACTGATGGTTGGACTGCCGCCGCTGCTAACCGTTTAAAGCGCGGTGATGTGTTTACGATTGCTGGCGTGTTTGCTGTTAATCCTGAAACCAAAGTAAGCACAGGTGTGTTGCGTCAATTCGTCGTGACTGCTGACGCGGCTTCCGATGGCTCGGGTAACTTAACTGCGATTATTTACCCTGCTATCATTGCTGGCGGGTCTTATCAAAACGTAACGGCTCGTCCTGCTGATAATGCGGCTATCACTATTTTGACTGGTACAGCTTCAACCGCTTACGGCCAAAACATCATGTTCCACCGTGATGCGTTTACTTTGGTTACGGCGGATATGGAATTGCCAAAAGGCATGGATATGGCTGAACGTGCGGTTGAAGACGGTGTTTCTATCCGCTTTATTCGCGGTTATGACATTACCAATAACCGCCGTATTTGCCGCTTCGACTTGCTTGCTGGTTATGGCTTGTTGCGTCCTGAATGGGCTGTCCGTGTAACTCAGTAACTCACACAAGCGCAAGGATGCGCTATCAATTCAAAGTAGGTGTAACATGGTTACTGCTGATTTAATTCGCGCCACGTTGCGCCTCATCGGTGCAATATCATCTTCCGAAACTCCAAACGCTGACGAGTCTAGCGATGCTCTCGAAGCATTAAATCTCATGCTTGGCTCATGGGGTGCTTCTCGCTTTTTATCCGCGTCAACTGGCAAAGTAACACACTCTTGTAATGGTTCAACATCTTACACAATAGGCGTAAGCGGTGATATTAACACTACGCGGCCAACGTCAATTTATAACGCTTATTGGTCGGACGGCGGTATTGATTACACACTCGAAAATATGGATTATTCCGATTATTTAGAGATTGGCGTAAAAACTGTTGGCGGTATTCCTTCGCATATTGTGCTTAATCCTGATAATCCATTATCGACTATTTTTTTATACCCTATTCCCTCGACTGGTACTTTGACACTAGAACTAATTCGACCTGAGACCGACTTAACATTAGCCGACGATTTGCCTTATCCGCCTGAATGGATTCGCGCAATGAAGTTTAATCTTGCTGTTGAAATATCGCCTGAGTTTGGATTTACTATATCACCCGAATTGGCGTTATTGGCGCAAGAGTCAAAAGCGATTGTGCTACGGTCGATGGTCACTGTGCCATTAGCCAAGTTTGATGCGCTTTTACCGTGTAACATGAAGCAATCAGGCTCTAAAACATTTATTACGGGCGGTGGCTTTTAATGAAGTTTAATTTTCTAGGCGGTCAACACAAGGGCTTTAGCCCCAATCAAAACACGCAAGAAACGGTTAATATGTATCTTGAGGTTGACCCGTCCGAAGATAATAAACTCACGCTTTATCGTGTTGATGGTAAGAAAATATTTTTAACTTTACCGACTAAGCCAATTTATGCCATGAGCGAGTTTAGGGGTGAGTTGTACGTAGTGGCAGGAAATAAAGCATACAAGGTATTAAGTGATTTTACTTATACATCGATAGGTACTGTTGATTTAGATTTTGATACGACTATAGCGGCTAACAATGCTGGGCAAGTCTGTTTTAATAGTGGTATGACCAACAAGGCGTATGTTTACGACACAGGGACACTAGCACTAACACGAATAACTGACCCTGCTTTTTATGGCTCGCCTCGTGTTGATTATCTTGATGGTTATGGTGTGTTTTTAAGACCAAACACGCAGCAATTTTACATATCAGCACTAAATGATTTTACTTCTTTTGATGCGCTAGACTTTGCAAGCGATGAAGCAGACCCTGATAATTTGGTAACATTTATTGTTGACCATCGGGAACTTAT